TTTTCTTCTTCTATCTGTGCAACTAAAGATTTTGCAAATTCTAAGCCACTTTCTTTACTCTTTATATACTCTTCTTGTGAAGATTGTCCTTCTCTCAAACGTTTAGAAACAGCATCAATAGCTTCTGCTTCCATCTTTGCAGTGTATACATAGTTTGAAGCATTTTCAGTAAGTCGTAACTTTTGCTGAGTATTTTCTTTTGTAGCTTCGGTTTCTTCTACAATCTTCGTGGCGTTCTCGCCGTGTGCGGCTGATTCTGTGCCTATCGATGCGGCTGCGGCTGCATGCGCTCCAGCATTAACGCCCGTGGCTACGTTAGAAATGCTTCTGCCAGCGTTTGAAAGGTCAAAAGCCGAATTAAGTGCCGAAACCATCTGCTGAGTTTCGGAGAAGGTGGATTGCAAATTGTTATAAGTGCTAGTTAAGCGTCCGAGTGTTTTCTCGGTTCCTTCTAGCGTCTTGTTTAAGTCGTTCCACTCTGCCGTGCCCGTCTGAGTTTTAGAAATGCGAGATTTCAAGCCTTCGATTGAAGACCTCGCCTTGTTTATCTCTTCATTTACATGCTTTATGGCTTGCGGAGTGCTCTCCATTTGCTTCTGATAGGTAGCCATTGCATCAGCTATCATCTTAATCGCTTTTTGCGTTTTCTCACTATTCAAGTTTGTGCTTGTTGCGATTTCGTTCCACGCACCATTTAACTTGTTTTGCAAGTTTGTTGTATCAATACCTAGCTTGTCAAGTCGTTTTGTTAGCGTATCAAATATTTGCAACATATCGTTTGCGTCAAAATGCGCTGATATACCCAAAATATCATCTGCCATAATATCAAAGTTTAAGTTATATATTTTGTTATCCTGTAATACATAATAAGAAGACGAAAACGTTTAAACGCTTGCACCTTTCTACGAGGTTACAATTTCGCCATAATTACTTCTTATTCAAATTATTTATTTTCTCAAAAGTTTCATCGTCCAAAAACGAATTACTTTTTGGCTGCTTATAGTCCAAAGAACACAAACAACCCATACCGCTTCCTAGTGGAGTACCATCCTCCATATAATAAGTTTTGTCCGCTTCTGCTTCGTTACCAAAACAGATATAGCCAAAATATATGATTTCGTTGTCATAGTCTATATGCCATTCACAATTATCTGAAATTGCTTTAGCTATTAAACTAAGTGCTGAGCGAAAATCATTGTCATTAAATGAAATATTTACCGATTTATCGGAAACTCCCAAAAAGATAACATTCCAACCACATTTTTCCAGCTTTATATTATCATTGAGATATGTTTTTATAACGTTTGATATATCAACAAACGTACCATAATAAGGAAAGGTGAATTTCTTTATCTCTTCACCCTTTGAGTTTCTTCCAAATATAAAAAACGGAACTCTAGATAATACCATCTCTGGATGCTGAAATTCGGGAGTATATTTCCAAGACATTTCATCCACCTGCGTTGGCTCATACGCATCCATAAGATAAAACTTTCTTGTTACCTCTCTTACCTTATCAATCTTATATGTAAAAACTATATATGATAAAACTGGCAGAATAATCTTCTCGGCAGTTTTGAAAGGTAAATATATAAAATTACTCTTCATAAGCTCTCTAGTCCATATTGCATCCTTCGTAGCTGGAGCCGTTAATATCGGATTGTCGTTTACATCATAAATTGTGAAATTTGCCATATCTAACTTATTTTAAAATAACTTTTATTGTTACACTTCGTTTCTTTTTAATAGTTGTCTGATAACTTCGTGTGTGTCGTTGCCATCTAGTTCAACGCTCGTATCAATTTGGATTCCTTCTCGCCAAACGCTTCTAGGGTCACCGCCTACGATTGCCCTTGCAAGTTGTTCAACGTTTCCGTAACCAAAAGCCGTTGCATCTTCTTGCGTCAGAATTGCGTCTTTTTCTACGTCTGTTTCTTTCATATCTGTGAATAAAGAAAATCCATAGAAACCTCTCTTCCAACTGAAAATAACCTTTTTCTTCATACGTGCGTCTCCTTTTCTAGCTTTGAAACCGAAACGCTTGTTATCTTCTGTGTCGATTCATCGAAACACGCCCACAGAGTGTTGCCCTCTTTGTAGTCGATTTCGGTATCTTTAAGCATTGTTTTAATGAGTTCTTCCTTTGAAGGGAAACCCATCAAACGGGCAAAGTTATCGTCCACTTGGATTTCTTCTTTGCCACCGTCAAGCCATCTTCTGAAAATGATTTCAGTACCTTTGTACTTCTTCTTTAGCACAATAAATTTCTGTATCATATATTTACCAAAATTAAGTTATTATTTACTTTCCTTCGTTCTAAGGGGCGCAAATACTTTGCGAGTGCATTTCCTTGCGCCCTCTGATTAAAACCTCGTGGAAGCGAAAAAACGCATATCCACATTAATTTTTGCCGTTCCCGTGTCTCTCAGAAAAACCCTTCATCGTTGCGATAAAGGATTCTTTGTCTATCTTCTGCTGTGCCTTCTCGGGATTTGCTATCATATCGAGCAATTCCTTTACTCTTGGAAGGTTCGTTCCATAGTCGGCTTCCGTTGCCGTTACCGTAATCAAAGAAGGGTTAAGAATCTTCTCCTGTACCTTTGCCTTCTGCTCTTCATCAAGTGAGCCGCTAGCATAAAGAGTTCTGAGGTTTCCAAGCTCTCTTGTTTTGGCGTTCTCCAGTGCCTTCTGCTGATAGCCTTCAAGTTCTGAGCGAAAGCCGTTCAAAAACTCGTTTCTCTGTTGCTCTCGCTCCTGTACTCTCTTCGCCTGTTCTGCTGCCATCTGTTCTTGCATCATTTCGCTAAAAGTCTTGTCTGCCATAAATAAATTTCCCTATAATTAAGTTATTTAATGAAATATGAATAATCAACAAATGAAGGCTCAAACTCGCCATTTTCACCAACCTTAAAAAGGTTTCCAATCTCTGCCATAGTGCTAGGGTATACGCTCTTTGGAAAGTGGCTCAAAAACTCCGTGAGTGCCTTTGCTGCGTTCTTGTGCGCCTCGTATGCCTCATTTTGTGCTTCTGTCTTAATCCAAAAGCCGCTCTCCTTGGCTGCTCTCTCTTCCAAGTCTTCGGGAAGCGAGATTTCGCCATCATCTGAGATAATAAGCCATTTTTTGCTCTCTTGCAAATTGAAGCGCATTTCATCAAACCCTGCTCTCAACTTCAAGACATCATCCTTCAAGGCGATTGCAGCAAGTTTGAATTGTTCTTTGAGGTTGCCATGAATTAACTTTGCTTGCATCCCGTTTGTTTCTTCTGCGAGTTGTCTTGCAACGGCTTCGTCCAAGTGCTCTGTATTGCGGTAAACGGTCTTGCAACCTCTAATTCCAACACCGATTGGAACCACTTCCCTTACCATTGAAAGGCAGTCGGAAATAATATCCTTTGTTACCTTAATTCCCTTCTCGTCAAGTTTTTCCTTGATAGCCATGACTTCTTTATAAGTGCTTTCTATCTCATAAAGGAGTTCACTCTTTGCGCTATCATTGTAACCAATAAAAATAGGTTCAAAGCTATGCTTTTCTGTTTTTTCTTTCTGTTTTGCTGCCATAATAATTCAGATTATAATTTTACATTCTAAGTTCTTTGTAAATCTCAGATAAAACTTTGCTTTGTCTGCCAACTTCAAACGTGAAAAAGCCGTTTTCGTCTATTGGTGCAAACTGCTTCGCTTCTGTCTTTATAACCGCTTTTGCCTGTTGATTTTTGTTCCAAAAACAATGAGCCATCATCGCACGCAAAGAAAGAAACCCCTCAGCTAGTGCAAAATTATCATCAAGCAAAATCCAAACTTGCTTTTTATCGTCTGAAACTTTGAAAGAAACGTCCACGCCGTTTATATTCTTTGTTACTATCTGCGACATCTTACTTAAACTTTTTGGTTGCCGAGTGCTCGACTCTGTCTTCTACTCTCTCAAAGAAGAAGAAGCCAAGCCTCAGCATTAAATACTTATTACGTCAATAATTTGTTTCTATCTATCAAACTGCCATCTGGTGGCGGTCTTGCTAGTTTGTGCGCTTCTAGCCGCTTGTTTTTAAACTCTATCTTTTCGCCCATAAACCCTATTTTTCGTTTAATGCTTCGTTTATTGTTTCTCTATCGAGATTTGGAAGCTCTGTGAAGCCATCATCGAAACTTCTTCTTTCAAAGTCTTCTCCTATCTCTTTAAAGATTTCTTGCATCTCCTTCAAGCCATCAGTACTTGAAACATAACCTATATAAGTGTTCTTAACTTCTAGCAAAGAAGAAAACGCCTGTTTCTGTTCTGCGGTAATGTACCCTTGCTTTAAGATAGTAAGAAGCAATATTTTACTTTCTCTATCTAGCTTTGTTACCTCTATTTTCTTACTCGCCATTGTCATCGCCTCCCGTATCTACATTATCCGTAATCTCGGAGATAATATCATCTATTTGTTCATCCGATAAGTTGTGTAAATCCACGTTTGCTTTGATTTTGCTTTCTGTCTGCTTCGGCAACACATACGGCATAAGTTGGGAAACAACTTTCCACCTTTCTTTGAGTGGAAGCAATTTGAACTCTTCAGACAACTTTTTGGCATTTGAACCGATAAGAGAAATTGCCCATTCCTTGATATATTTTGTTTTGTCGTTTGTGCTTCCCTTCGGTCTTCCCTTCGGATTGCCTGATTGTCCTTTCTGAAACTTTGCCATATCTTCAAACTCCTTTCTTTTTAAAGTTCTGTAAATTACGCTTTATGCAAGACAATAACAACCTCTCCGTCCTGTTCTTCTGTCTTGTTAAAGTTGTTCTTCATATCTGCGGAGCGCACATCTACAAAGGTAAAACCAACCTCTGTGGCTATCTTCTTTCCGTCTTCAAGAAGCGGATAACGCTGCGAACCAACTTGCAAACAGAAATAAGCGTTTTCTTTGAGTGCAAGGAAAACCTTGTGTATCAAAACACGATAAAAGTTATCTCGCCACGCCTCATAACTTGCGTTTGATTCTCGGCTCTGTTCACCGCCCAAATACTTCTCCGTGTCAAAATATGGTGGCGAGGTTAGCGCAAAGTCAAAATGCCCGTCTTGGAGCGGTTGTTTTTCAAAAGGTGAGCAATTAAGCGTTACCACCTTTTCGTGCTCTGTAAACCCTCGGAAAGTGCTCCATATCAAATTGTCGCCTTCTATCTGATAAGGTGAAGCGTCCGTGCCATTGTATTCTCCAGCCTTTGAAGCCAAGAAGCCTATCAAGCGACCGCCCCAACCTGCGCATGGGTCAAGGACTCGTCCCCCCATAGGACAAAATTCATCTATCAACGTGCGTGCCAAGTCTGCCGGAAAGTCGAGTGGCATTTTTGCACCGCTAAAAGCGAGTGAGCCGCTTATAAGTGCTTTGAATTTATCAGCGCATACGAAACGTAACCGCTCGGCTTTGGCTTCATCATTGCAAATTCGCTGCAATCCTTCGTATGTACTAAATTGGTCGCCTACGGTCTTAAACTGCTGCGGATGGAAGGCAAGCGAGTTATAACGTGGATAGTCTTTGCCGTAATACGCAAATCTGATAAAGTCAAATAATGCGGTATTCGGGGTAATGAAGGAAAAGCCACTCAGCGCATCAAATTGCGCTAGAATATCAGAAGCCACGCCTTTTGTTGCTCTGTTTAAAAGCTCTTCAACTTCGGGGCGTGTTTCGTCTGCTTTCTCTTCTTTCTCTTCGCTCTCTTCATTGTCTTTGTCGAGTGGTTCCAGGTCTTCCTCTTCAAAGTCGGGCATCGGGTCAAAAGCCCATTCTTCCAACTCTTCTTCGTCCCACTCGTTTTCGATTGCTCCCCAGTCGGTTTGTCCGTAAGCCATGTTATCCTTTATGGCATATTCTCTCAACTTCTTCAACGTTGTGGACTGAGGGAAGACGTAACACGGCACTTCCTTCATCTGTAATTCACGGCAAGCCCTAAGGCGCATATTACCGCCAATTACTATATAGTTTTTGTTTTTGAGTTGGTACACCTTCAAGGTGTTTGCTCTCAGAAATTCGGGTGATTCCCTAATACTCTGTTTCAAGTCCTCAAACTTTTCATCTTTGATAAAACGTGGATTTTTCGGTACGCCTTTTAGTTGTCCTTCGTTCAGTTCGAGGACATCAAGTTTGAGTGTTAAATATGATTCTTTGTTTGCTCTCATATCTTCGTTGTCTTTATTCCTGTATCAAAGAATATTCTGCTATTCTCTTTTTGTTTCTTGTTACCATTTCGGTATGTATGTTATAGCCTCTTTCTCTCAGATTGAAAATAATTGAAGAAAGGCGCAAACTGCCGCACATCTTAAAGGCTGATAAAGCCGTTACCTTCTTGCCGTCTTTGAGTTCTGCGAGTATAATGGCTTTTTGTGTCGTTTCTTTCATTTCGTTGCATTTTTTAGTTTTTATTTGCCTTTGTAATTACGCTTAAAGTTTATAGCCGTGTTGGTTGCTCCATTTTCTTCATAGCTATAACCCATCTTCGTAAGATACGATTTTACCGTCCTTTCATCGTTGGATTTTAGCTTATGAAAATTAACATCAATATAACCGCCAAGTTTACGGTGTGTGCCTACAATAGCCTTGCTTATATCCACGTTAGTCATATCTTTTATGTGCTGTGGTAGAGTCTTTGCAAACTTTGCAAGGCTTGTGCGGTCTATTGCTGTAATGTTTTGGTAATTTGTCTTGCTTCGGCTGTCGAGTATCTTTTGTATTTGCGGTATGCTGTCGTGCATCTTTTTCAGTTGTGCAGCCTTGATTACCTCGGATCTTGCACCACTCATATTTGCGTGCTCTATCGAAAGGAACTTGCCGCCAGCCGTGCGCATACCTGCGACCGTATAGTCTTTTATAGCCTGTTCGAGTTGTCCTTCCTTATAGGTCTTGCCCTGCTTGATTATTTGTTGCAGTCGTTTGTCGTCCCTGTCGTTGTAGTCCACACTACGTGACATTAATTGCTGTACATAACTGGTTGCATCGTCCGTGAATTGTTGACGCACATCTGTATCTGCTGCCTTTTTCGGTCTGCTTGTGCGTGTCGTGCCGCTATTCTTTGCCATAAATGTAATTATTTTAAATAGTTATTTTCTTTGGAAACCCTCTCCAAGCGGTTCTCCATTGTCGGTTGTGTAATTTATCATCCGACATCGGGAAAACCGCTTGGAGCGCAAATTTCAGCGTTCAGCCGCTTATTTGCTTGTTTCTGTTGTCTCTTCGTCTTGTGGCTGCGTTGGCTTTGAGCGGCTAAGATAGATAATTTCCTGTCCGTCCTCTGCTTCGATTTCTTGCGCTTGCTTCAATGTTTCATCTAGCTTTGAGCCAAAGACGTTGCAAAGAAGCGTTTGCACATGTGACAATTTCAACGAAACTTGTGCGATTTCGCTTGGTGTATTCTCTTTCTGTTCTAGCTCTAAAACTTTCTTTATAAGGTTGTTTGCTAGCCCGAGGATTGCACGAATTTCGTTGCACTCCTCGGATTTCATTGCGTTCTTTATCTTCATTTTCTTCTTTCTGTTTTAATTGTGTTACTACTTGCTTGTTATTTGCTTGCACGCATTTTAGAAAGGTTCGGGAGCGTATTTCTTCATCACCTCGCTTGCGTGCTCTCTTGATACGATTCCGACCGCTACCAAACCACCTTCAAGAAGGTTATCGCCTTGCTTTGCGGCTTTTATCAGGTAATCTTCAAGTGCTTCCTTCCCTACGAGTTTCTTTTCCTCTGTCGGCTTCGGCTCTTCCTGCTTCGGCTTGTTTGTTTCTTCTAGATAAGCCTTATATTTCAGATATTTTGGAAACTGCTTTATGGCATCTGAAAGGTCGTCCGATTTCACAAACTCGGATTTAAACTTTCCACGATATAAACCCGTGTAGGCAAGAAGGTCAAACATTGTGCATTGTGTTCCGTACTGAGATAGGAATAAACTTGCGTTAATGTTCAATACCTCTTTGTTGGCAACACTATTCGCATTACCTTGCGCATAAATTGAAGAAAACATCATCACCGAAAAGTACATATCAAGCGAGCCATCTCCGTATGCCTCGTTTATCTGTGAAAGGTACATTTTCGGATAATTCACATACGTTCCCATATTTGGGATAACTGCTCCAGCATTCATCGGGGTGAAGCTATTTTTTAACTTCGCTACATCGCTCCAAATTGCTTTAAAACGGTTGATGTTCTCCGCCTGATTTATTGAAAGGGCTGAGGTATGCGAGTTCGCCACGGTCTGCGGCTTGCAAGTTTTCAACAATTGTCCTTGCATTTCGTTCAAACTCGGCTTCCTTGTATGATTTTCCGTTGTTACTTCCATAATTGCTTGCTGTTTGATTGTCAATACTTTGTGTTTCATATTCACCTTCCCAACACTTTCCGTTAAGATAAGAAGAAGGGAGCATTTGATATTCCGTTTTGGTTGTCCAATTTTCTTTCTTTGCTCTATATCGTATATATGAAACATATTGCGAAACCTTTTCCATCGCAAGTGCTTTTTCTTCTTCTTTGAGTTTACTCCACGCTTTTCTTGCTTCTTTTGGCTTTTTCTTGTTGCCAAAGGCTTCATAAAAATCCTCAAACGGATATTTTTCTACGTTCTCAGCATCGGCAAAAAGTGTCCCCTCCTCGGTCTGCGTCTTCTGCTTCTTTTTTTCATTCTCCCACCTAAGCTTTGCGGCATTTCTTCCATCATCGCTTTTTTTCTTGTCATACTCATAACGTTCATTTCTTCGCTTATTTGTTCTAAAAGTCAAATAATCGAATTGGAATTGATTGTCAGGAGATAAATATTTCTCGTATTCATTACCTCTGAAAAACTCCCACCAAGCCCTCATAAGTTTTGCAAATGGAACATCTTCCATTTGCTCCAGCATATTATAGTCCTCTTTTTCGAGTTCCAAAGGAAAATCTTCGATATTTATTTTTTTCTTTGCCATAGGCTCAAATTTTATCTAATTCCACGTAACCGCTATCCATAAGAATATCAAGAAACACGAAACTTTCAAGTTGTGGCATTTCTGGTATATCTTCTCCTTTCATAAAAAGGAAGCAAGCTCGTGAAACGGTTCTCAACTGCTTTGGTGTCATAATGCGCATAAAATACGCAAAACGACTTGTTACCACTAAGCCTTGTCGGTTGCCGTCTTTGTCGAATTCCTCAAACGGCTTTATATATTTCATTTCAGATATTTTCATACGCAAATATTTTTAGATATGTTGTCCTACGTAATCAATAATATATCTACCCATTTGTATGCCTTTATTGTCTATAACATTTAGCATAGCCTTAACCATTGGGTCTTTAGCGTTCTCGGCTTCTGTACCAATATCGCTCAATATACATTTATCCAAGGCTTGGAAAATGCTTTTTAGCTGTTCTCCTGTCAGTTGTGCGAGTATTGAAACTAAATTGCTATCAATACATAAATATTCATCAGAAGGATTTACCACTATTGTATGTTCCACTTCGTGTTGTGTCAGATAAGGGCACGAAATATTGTCCATACGTTCGTATCTTTTGTGTGGCGTTGGCATCAACTTTGAAAACTCTTCTTTGCTCATTCTGTAATCTTCTTTGCTCATTCTGTAATCTTCTTTGCTCATTCTGTAATCTTCTTTGCTCATTCTGTAATTTCCTTTTTACGTTAAACAATAATTATCTACTTGTGCGAATTACTGAAGGCTTCGCACCTCTGCCTTGCTCTGTTCTTCTGCGAGTGTAGGAACACGTACCGCCAGCGCATAAGCCTTTAATTCTGAGATTTCAAAATACGTGCGGTTTCCCTTTGATTTGTAGTGAGGAATAATCTTTTTGCTAACCATGTTTCGCAAAGTCGTTTCCTTCATTCCAAGGTACTCTGCCGCTTCATGCGTTGTTAATACTTCTTTTGTCATATTATTAAAACTATTTAATTTATTAATAACTTTTCGGGTGCAAATATACAGCGAATTATTAAAACTACCAAGAACAAATAATAGATTTTATTAGTTTATTAATAGTTTTTAATATTTAAGCTATTATTTTTATTAATAATGCTATTAATTAATATTATCTTTATTTCTTCGTGTTCATCTAGTTATTTCCCGAGGATTTCACGCCTAAGGGGTTTTCTTTGCTCGGACTATAAACTACAAGCCAAACAGAAAACAAACCGTTGGAAGCGAGGAAACGAGGTTTCCGCAAAATTGTGGGTATCTAGTGGCGCATCATTCAAAGAAGCATCTCCAAAGAGATTAAAACATAACACTTGCTATTCAAAGATACACCTTATTATAATATAATGATGCGAACCTATGCGAACCTATGCGAACCTATGCGAACCTATACGCACCTATACGCACCTATGCGAACCTATACGCACCTATGCGAACCTATGCGAACCTATACGCACCTATACGCCCGTATTATTGCATTGATTTTCAGAAACTTAACCGCAAAATCGACTAAAATAAATATAATATATAATATTCTTCTTTAATTTTAATATTAAATAATTATTAGTTAGTTTATTTTTTTTCTCTTTTTTCCTTTTTGGTTCTTTTTCGTTTTTTCAAAATCAAAAAATTGTCTGTTTTGTGTTCTTGCTTTTGCATCATTCGGGAAGGCTTACAGAAAGGGAAGCCGAGATTTCGGGGTTATATAAGGGGATTTCCCCCTATTTAGTTTTTCTCTGTCTGCTTGTGTTGCATCTGTGTGCATCGTGTGCGCTTGTGCATCAAGTCGGGCGGCTCTGTCTGAAACACTTCTTTTGCATCTAGTAAGCGAGAAAAAAAAACGGAAAAGCGGTTTTCTTGCGTTCTAAGCGGTTATTCCTTATTAAGACTTATAATTTATCATTTAAAGCATTTAAACCCGTTGTGTACGTACACAAATAAGCGTGAAAAGATTTCTTTGTTATCTGTCACTCTGTAATAACTCAAAGATAGTGCTTTCTGTGGGGATGGTCGAAAATTCGGCATACCCAGTACAAACTTTATTCGGGGTGGTCGTGCAAAGATAAATCCAAATTTGGACGCATCTTCAACCAGCGCAAACTTGCGCCCGTTGTCTATTCTGTGGGGTCTCGTCATTTTTGATGATACCCCGAACGGAAATTTCCGTTCGGCTCTCTTCTTTCAGACATCAAAACGGAAAATTGCGTTGTGGTCTCCCTGTTGTGCTACATATCGGGAAAGCGACATCTAAAACCGTGAAGCCTCAGCGAGTGAAAGAAACTGCCTATAAGTTTCCAAGAAATTTCTTAAAAACGCAAATAAAAGCGCACAAAGCGGTTATTTTTCAAAAGATACATAAGTTATCACAAGACGCAAGAAAGCTGTTTTGTGTGCGCAAACAATACGCAAAAATCAAATATTTCTATCTGCTTCTATCTAGCGTTTCAAAGTTTGAGTATTACAGAAACGAAAAAAAGCAAGCTATCTTATTTCAGATAACTTGCTTTTAATGTTCTCCTAAAATCTAATTTTCTACAAACAACACCGTCTTACTTCTTTGCGTTCTTCTCTATCTCCTTTGTCATATCCGCTTTTATCTTTGCGCTTGTCTCCACTTCGTATGCGTGCAACACTCCAAGTGCTCTCATTGCGTTATGCAAACTCTCTCTTGCTTGCTCTACCTGCTCGGCTCTCTGGTCTCCCTCGTCAAGGTCGCCATAATTGAGTTCCAATTCCATAACTATGTTAGCCACGTTCTTCATCAGGTTCAAGGCTTGTGCCTCGTTGATACCGCTAACTTTAATTTCATTCTCTGTGTTCATTACGTTCTGTTTCATTGTCTTATATATTTAAATTGTTACTTTAATAATCGTTCCTTAACTCTTTGTGTATTACTTGCAATAAAATGAGAATTGCAAACCTCTTCTCAACTTGCAAACGCATTTATCAGCGAGTGAGGAAAAAGCTCTCTTCAATAACTTGTTAAGCATTTCAACTCCAATTAATGCAAGTGCTCCAGCAACACCAACCAACTTGTTGATTTTCTTGCCATTGAAAACGCCATTTACTTTGATTCTGAAATTAGCGTTTATCTGCTTTGTGCTATATATTAAATTCTCTTTCATTGTCGTATCGTTTTTGTTTTACGCTTGCAAAAATATAACTTTAAACCTATTCCGCCAAAGAATAAATAGGTTTTAACTTATATTTAACACTTTCAGGGGATATTTGTTTAAAATTATAATTACCGTTAAAATATAGGCTTTACTTTATATTTATTTGGTGGCATCAACATTTTTGCTTACTTTTGCTATATAACTTTAAAATTATATATAATATGGACGTTAAATCAATAATTAAAAAGAAGGGATTTACACTCTCTGAGGTGGCATCCCAAATGAGGGATAAAAAAGATAACATCGGTATTTCTCAGGCTTCTTTGTCTCAAATGTTATCCAATAACCCTACAACCAACAAACTCCGTGAGATTGCAAGCATTATCGGCTGCAAAGTTGGCGACTTTTTCACGGACGAAATGAGCGGTACGGATTTCGTTGCTTTGATTAAGTCGGGTAATGAGTTCTTTTGTGCTTCTTCATTGAAGGAGTTGGAAGACATTGTAAGCGAGTTAAAGGCGAAAAGTTAGGTATCAGCATTGAAGAGAAGGGCGTGGCGGCTTGTTACCGCTTCGTCCTTCTTTGCGTTCTGTTGGTGCTTCGGTTCTTCTTCGTGTGCGCCTGCTTGCGTGTTCGTCTTCTTCATTCTTGTACGTGCGTGTGCGTGCGTGTGTTCTGCTTCGTTCTGCTTGTGCTAGCCTCATCTGTAAGGTGAGCAAAAAGATAGTTATTTTCTCGGGATTTCGCTTCCAATGGGTTATCCTCGCTAAGTAGTGCAATTTATCATCTGAGAAAAGAAAACCCCTCCAAGCTAAGAAAAACCACGTTTCCGCTCTTTTCGTGCTATTTGATAGCCTGTTTTTCTGAAATTAGAAACTTTTTCGATAAAATTTGGTGCTATTTCAAAACTTTGTCGTATCTTCGCACTCGGTAATGGTGCTTTGCGCTGCGGCTCTTGTGTGTTCGCTAGTGCTCTGTAACATTGCAAACGTGCCTTTGTCGTTTCGTGCGGTTCTGTGCCAGCTTCCAAAGCTCTGTGTTCTGTGTTCTGTTTCGCATTATTTGGAGCAAACTAAAAGGAGCCTATCAGATTGCAATACCGCATCCCCTTAAACTACAGGTGCGAGTGCTCGCCAACTGATTGCACATTTGGCTAGCATCATAAGGGCGTTGGTGCGCACATTGCCCTTCCTCAGTTCTTTGGTGTTATTGTCGGCACATCATCGAGCAAAAGCCGATTAAGTTCGGAGAGTTATCCACTACGGTGAGATAGCTTATTGGGAGCGGTCTTTCTGAGATTGCTCCTTTTTTCTTTCTGTTTACTCCGTTCTTCGTTTTTTCTTGTTTCTTCGTTTGAAAAGTTGTACCTTTGCACTAGTTCAATATCTGCGTTGGGCGGTCGTGTTATTGCTACCACGGACAATGGCGAATAATAGTACCCATAAAACGCCCTTCGCTTCTGTGATTTAAGAAAGATAGGTATTAAGTTCTAAAGGTAATAAAGATTGTATTCTAGGATAACATTAAAAAGCGTTCTAAGCAAGCAAAATAAAGATATATAATGAGTTCCAACTCCATCGGATACATGATGTTTTTCTTTCATATGCTAAGAAATGAGGGAGCGACTGCCAAACTTGGCGGCTCGCTCCCTCTGATTTTTAATTGTTTCACTTCCTTTCAACTTTTTACGAGTTACTTCTTTCTATTAAGAAAGATTTCATCCTGCTTCAACGTTGCCGCCGCTATTGAGCGATTGAGTATTTTTGCATAAATTTCGGTTGTTGTCAGTCTTGCGTGTCCTAACATCTTTGCAACCATTTCCAAAGGTACTTCCGAGTTAAGCATCATTGTGGCAAACGTGTGCCGTGCCACGTGGAAGCAAACCCACTTATCAGTTATGCCAGCATCCTTCGCCCAACTTCTCAAATGCTTGTTTGTGTTCGTATTGTTCGGCATTCCGTCAAATACGAGTGCATCGGCTTCTCCCTTGCGCTCTGGTAAGAAAGATGCCCCGACCTCAGAAAGGTATGCCCTTATCTGTTGTTTCGTCTTCTTCATTGTTATGGCGAAATACTTGCCGTTGTCATCCTCTCGCATTTCGTTCAATCTAAGGCTTGTAATATCGCTCCATCGCAAGCCCGTGAAGACTGAAAACAAAAACGCTCTTTTCACGTTCTCGTTTGTGCATTGTGTATTAATCAACGCTTCCACCTCTTCGATTGAAAGGTACTCCCTAGCTTCTTTGTTGTACTTCGGCTTTTCAGTTCCCTTCAACTCGCCTACAGGCGATTTCTCGATTATCCCATCAGCCACCGCTCTAGCCAAAATTATATCAAGCATTTCAAAAAGTCGTGCCTGCGTATTCTGTGTTATCTGCTTGTGCTTCTTCGTTGTTACTCTAGATATTGCATCATGTCGCAAATACGAGATAAAGCCATCAAGCCAAGACTTGTCAATAACTGCAATTTTAATCTGTGCCGTACGGTATTCTCCTACGTGGTAAACTAGCATTTCAAGGGAGACATTTGTCTGCTTTGAAAAAGTCTTTGCTTTGATTAAGTGCTCGATATAATCAGAAAGAAGGACGTTTCTCTTCTTCTTCGGCTCTAAGCCGTGCCCTTGTCTGATTGCATCAGCATTTCTGATTCCTGCCTCAGCTTCTGCCGTGCGTACGATTTCGGTATTTCGCATCTTTGCAGCTTCGTCTTCTTCGGGATTCAACACACCTACAGAAAAACGTGTAGCCTTGCCCTTATAACTTGAATAAAGAAATAATTGCACGTTACCACTCGGTAACTCTCTCGCTCTGAGTGCTACCTTTCTGTTATCACTTGCGCCAGCCTTGCGCCCTCTCTTTTGTGAAGGTTCGGGCAGTCCATAACCTTTGATAAGGTCTTTCGCTGTCTTGAATAACTTCTTTTTTGCCATAGCTTCTATTTATATGTTCTGTTTCGTGCGCAAAGATACAACTTATTTTTTGAAACGTGTGCAATTTATGAGCAATAAAAAGTTATATTTTAGTTATATTAAATGATATTGTGCCGTTCTCGTATCTGTCAGAAAATTAGCCTAAAAGCCTAATAATTATCATTTTATATAATATTCTATAATATTTCAAAATTAGGGAATTATTTAGGCACACCTAAGTACTTTGTTAAAGGTCGTTTGGAGGGCTTCGCTGAGAAGGGTGAGCAAGGTGCAGTTTTCCTAGGTGGTAACGATTCAAGTATGAACGTCCTTTCTTGGGATAAATCACCTGAGAGCGTGAAGGGCGAAATTGCTTATCTCTTCAATATCATCTATTCATTTACCTCAACAGCCGACATCAGCTTTGAGAATATGAAGACTTTGGGCAGCAATACATCAGGTGCAGCCATTCGTTTGATGTTCACAGCCCCTTACATGAAAGCTGACCTAAAGACCGAGATGTTTGGAGAGATGTTTACTCGCCGTTGTAATATTGTTGCTAATGGAATTTGTAATACAGGAGCTTATGTGAAAGGCATCGACCAGAGTGTTGCTGAGCAGATTGACTTTGAGCCAGTCTTCAAGCCATATCTGCCAAAGAATGATGTTGAAATGTTACAACTTATCACTTCTTCTAATGGCGGTGCTAAATCAACTTCCAATCGCCGTGCTATCGAGCTTAACCCTCTCAATGAAGACCCAGACAAGGTAGAAGAAGAGATTAAGGAAGAACAGCAAGAGGCTTTGGCGCTGCAAGCAGCACTTTCGGGACTTGGTAGTGCCGCAAGTGGAGAACAATCGGTTTCTAATGAAGAAGAGGAGGAATAACTATGGCTAAGAATAGCGGAGGAACGAGAAAGAGTCGTCCTCAAAAAACGCTCTCTACGGAGAAAATATCTGCTGTTAGAGATTATATGCGCACTCTAAATGACAATGGAACGTATACAGATATAGATAAAGCACAAGCTATTTACGCAGGACGAGAGGATTTGAAAAACCTTTATCCTGACCAACCTTTTATAACCGTAACAAGTTTAAGTGTTGACGAAAATGGCAATTTACATACGAATATTGGTTTAAACGGAAAGAAAATCGCTGATATGCCAAGAAACTTCGGATACATACGCTTTGATACATCGGATAATAAGTTTCATATCAATTATGAGGGTTATTCGTGGAAAACGGCAACCCTTAATAATATGCGAGAGCAATACAAATATATACAGAATAAGCAGAACTTTCATAAGTATGACGAGAAGATGGAGAACATGATTGATAAGTACAATAATGCTCCAACAAAGGAACATTTGGCTTTTATGAGTATTGAACAGAGATATAGAAATAAAAGATAAATGTCAAAGAAGCTCACATCAAAACAGCAGAAAGAACAACTGAATAATCTGTTTGCCGTTTATAGTAAACGGTTAGACAGGTTATACAGCGATTATGTCAAGAAGCTTACCTCTCTTAGCTATGGAGAAGATGTGCTCGAAGATGATGCGCTTTTTAACTTTGATAACTTTCCGCAGTTAAAGGCTCGTTTAAACGACATCTTTAATGATTACTATCAGAATAGCCTTCTCTGTTATAAGAGTGGCATCACCGATGGTGTAGCATTGGCATATAACCACGATGAAATGGTTATAGGCGGTTATTCCGTACTTACTGATAAAGCTATAAAGGTCGCACGAGATACAGCCGCAGTCACGTTTATTTCAAATCGCTTGAAAACAAAGAACGGATTGAATCTCGCTCAAATTGTTTGGAACTACAGCCAACAGACGAAGAGTGAGTTTGAAATGGCTATGAGCAACACCATTGCGGACGGAATTAAGGAAGGCTCATCTGCAGAAGAAATAGGCAAGAGCATACGAAAGTATCTCAACGACCCAGATATGATGTATCGCCGTTATCATACCATCAAGGTTCAGAAAAACGGAAAGAAGAAAGATGTGGTGACTTGGCGCAGACGTAGAATCATTAACGGGAAGGTGCGCTTCGTTGAAGAGCCATTGGAGAAGGTGGGTATGGGTGTTTACCGCTCGGCAAGAAAGAATGCTCTAAGAGTAGCAAGAACAGAGATAAATGCTGCATATCATAAAGCAAGAAATGAACGATGGCAGAACGAGCCGTTCGTTATCGGTCAGTATATTCACGTATCTCCACAGCATGATATAGATGATATATGCAACGACCTCGAAGGTCGATACCCGAAAGATTTTGACTGGTCAAGTTGGCACTCGAACTGCATGTGCACCTCAGACCCTATCACCATACAAGGTGAAGAAAAGAAGGAATTTTATAAACGCTTGATGGCTGGCGAGGATATGTCTAACTATGTCGGTCGCTTCGCTGTAAAAGATGTGCCTGACTACTATAAGCAGTATATCAAAGACCATTCCGAAGCAATTATTAAGTCGTACAAGAAGGGAAATTTAGCTTGGCATTTGCAAGATAATAAGAAATATTGGGTAAACCTTTTGAGCGCAGCAGAACGCAAAGAAATAGGATTAAAGGCGATTTCTTCTAAGGAATCTATTATGAAAGCAGCAGAAGCTCGTCACGCAAAACGTGATGCAAAAGCAATACAGAAAGCTTGGACTTATCGTCGCATGACTATGTATGAAGATAAAATGGATAAGTTGCGCTCTAAGGTAACTTATTCGAAAGATATACTTTCGGGTGCGCTAGCTAAAAGATACGAGGCGGTATATAAAGCTGTGCAGTCACAAGACTCCTGGTCTATTAAAAACGTAGAACATCTTTATAAACGTTTTGCTGATGGTGTAGCTATCCGTGAACGTTGGGATAAATTATTATGGAGTGGATTTACAAAGGAACAAATACAGAATTGCCGAGAACTCGAAAAAAAACTTGGTATTCTTAAAGGTCGCCCAATGAATTGGTTGCAAGCAAATAACGGAAAAGAAAATCCTTATTACAGATGGAGTGAACAATATAGAGTAAACTGCCAGACATGTACCGTTGTGCATGAATTGCGCCGTAGAGGATTCAATATTGTTGCAAAAGGAAGAGTAGATGGATTTGACACCATTTCAGAAGCGAAAATGAACTGGATGGAGCGTTTCGTCAATAAAGAGGAATACGTAAAGAGCTCCGTATGGGCAAAAGAACACGGCTATCAAATAATGACAAAAAATCGAATAAAAGAATTTCTCCTTAACAACTTAGGAGAAAATGATGGACGATACGAAATTTACTGCCAATGGAAAAAGAACTCTGCTCACGTATTTAGTGCATATACTGATAATCATAAAATCTTTATGTTTGACCCACAAAATGGAAAATCAGGTGCTGATATTATCAAGTATATAGATAGTATGAAAGGAAGTAGAGTGTGGGTTATGCGCATTGATGATAAGGTCATAAACACAGAAATGAGTAAAGCTATAACAACGAAAGAAAAGCTAAAGAAAAGCATTTTTAAGGAATAGAAAAGGAGGTCTATTTGACCTCCTTCAAATATCTTCACATTGATGGGCGGCTATCCGAACTTAGACGGCTTTTGCTCGATATTATCCACACGCAAGAAAATTAAGTTATATTATAGTTTACTTATTAATTCCAATGCTTCATCCTCAGAGAGAATACGAAGATTCCCTAAATGATAATCCACAATCAACGGAAGACCTGTTGGCATAACGCCCTTTGTCTTTGATTTAATAGATAATAAATACATATTATCTCCAACGATTTCAGCGTTATTCATTCCGTATTTATTCATTGTTTCCTTTACCTTAGATGGTATTTCCATATTACCTCCTATGCTTTTTTGTTAATTTTTTGCAAATATACACCTTTTTTCTTGTTATTACAAATAAAATCGGCTACCTTTGCATCACATTGTTGTATTTATGCGTATCTCCTATGCGTATACAACGTTAAACAAATAATTTTCTACAACTAACACCGCTTTCAATGTATCTCCGAGAGTGGTGTTTTATCTTCTTCTGATTTCTAAGAACGAAACGAGCCATAGATTAATTACATTTGATTATCTTATACTCCATTTCAATCTTAACGTTGCCGAAAAATAACGTCTTAACATAGGTCTCACTGCCTTTTTTCTCGACCTCATTGCCTATCAGATAACCATTCTTTCCAAAGAATTCTTTCAAGGCTTTTCTTGCCAATTTTACACTTTCAAACCTTCCTCCGAGTATTCTTTTCTCTCGGTTCGCTACTTTACGGCGAGCGTTCTTTATGTTCACCTCAGTGCTATATGTTACAAGATTTATCTGATACATAATCTATATTTATTTACTTTTCTACTTCATAAAGATATTGAATATCCCCACCGCCAAGAGTGAGAATAACCGAAGGCTCGCCGAGCATTGGCTGCTTGTGAAAATCGCACCAATACCAATGATTTCGTTTCAGCTTACCTTCTATCACATTCAGCTCCAAATTATCCTTTTTAGGAGCATCAAGATAATCCTTGCCCTGTCGCATATCCAAGCGATGTAAGGCTAAAAGTACGTCAAATGCTCTCATATCTTACTCAGCTTTATCAACGACAACAAGGCTTTCCAATCTAGCCAAGAATTTGTGGTAATCATCCTCGCAGAGAATCACTTGACCGCCCGTTGGTGTGGTCTTGCAATTAAGCTTTATAGATGTTGCTATAACGTTATTTTGTGGAGGTTCAACGTAAGCGATATTATCTATATTAACAAGGGTACGACGCTCTTTATATTTTACCTCAATAAACTTTGTCATAATCTTAATTATTTATATCCGCATTTAATACCAGAGCAGCATCCACCTAAATAGAAGTGGCAGAAGCCTAAGAAATAGTGCTTACAATGCTCATTTATCTTAATATCTTCCTTTTTCATAATTGAATGAATGTAGCAGTTTATTCTTCTTAAAATCGTATGAATAACCATTTTCCTCCATCTTATCTAATAAGAAGTCTCTTTCACTCTCATTCGCTTTTTTTAAATATCCCGTAGAATATTTTACGTTTGTAGAAGCATTATTTGCTCCTACTCCAAGCTTATTGAATGAGAAAGAATATTTTGCGTGAGCTTCTATCCAATCATCATTGCATATTCTGTGTAGAATGAATACGCAATACTCACCACGCCAATCATTATACAATACTAAAACATCGCCTTCTTTATACATAATCTCCATTACTGTATCTCCTATTTATTATAATTCGGGTAGCAAAAGATATGCTACCCGATGATGAAACTAAAGTCCTTCTTTCTTTAGTTCAATTCCATGCTTCAAGCCTTCCAAGTAGTGAACTACTTCACAAGTTCGTTCTGTTATCCTAACAGGATTCTCGCCTACGAGGATAAACCATCCGTTTGAATGAAGTTTGACGGTAACAATCTTCTTGCCGTATATAACATTTATCTGCTGAGCAAGATTTTGAATACCTTTGTCGCTTACTGCTACTACCATTGTTGAATCTCCTATAATTAAAAGTTAAACAAATAATTTCATCTGGTTTGTCGTGTAACCTTCACGCCTTGTAATTTTGCACCCTTACCAAGGTTTGGTGGAGAGAATGAAGCATCCCTTTCTATGCTATGTTTAGTGTTCATCTCACCCTTTCCCCTTTCAGTCCTTTCTTTGTTTTGAGGTAGGAAATGGCTCAAAGGTCATTAGTAACCGAAAATCTGTAATACTACCTAAGACTAATGATGTCTTTGTTCCGTGCAAGGAATCGAACCTTGTATGCGCCTATCGCTAACGGATATATATTATCTTACACATCGCAAAATTAATAAATTCTATTCATATAACCAAATTTATTATTAATTTATTAATAGTTTTTAATAGTAATCGTGTAAATTAACGTTATTTTTAGATAAAAATGCTATAAAAATATAGAGTTAGCAATTTTTTGATTAATTTTGCACAAAACGTATTATTACTATGGTTCAAATCTATGAAGCTTCGCCTAAAGAGCTAAAATTTATGGCACAGCAATATTATTCAGATGGCATACTTAGCCGAGTTACACAATGCTATGAAAGGTTGTTATACCTTGGTAGCTTGCACAGAACGGGGTATCTTCGCCTTGCCTTAGTATATACCAAGCAAGGAAAAGATAACGCCGCAGAGCGTGTTTTAAATAGGTATCGTGCAATTTATAAATATTAATATAGGAGATATAGAATATGAAGAAAGGAATACTATTATTGTTTATGTTATTTATATCAATGGGGTCTTTATTTGCACAGAGTTTAAATGATAAAATAACTGCGAAAATAGAGAGATATGTAGAATATAGAGAAGGTGGGTATCACGATGCTTTTGCTTTCTCTATATCAATTACAGAGAATATCCCTATACGAATGTATGCCTTCGGTATATATAAAGCGAGCGACCATACAAAGCTTGATTATCTTGAGAAATATACCTTCGGATTACAATATGGATGGGATTTAGTTTCTGGCTATACATGTATGGATGATAATGAAAGCATATATAAGAGTAAAACCAACCAATGGATTATTGAAATCAAGTATGTTAATACCGATGATGGAAAAGAGTATGTGAAGAATTTTATTACGCCATTAAACAGCGAATTGAACCGAATACAGCTTGAAGAGTATAAAGGTACTACTGGTATAAAAAATCCTCAATTCTCAAAAAAAAGAGATGGTAAGTTTTATAATTTATATGGAAATACCGTACAAAAAAGCTATAAAGGTATAATCATTAGTAATAAACGCAAATACTTGAATAAGCGATGAAAGAGATAGAGCAGATAAATACCCATCCATTGAAGGAAATCTTTGAGGGTGAAGCATCAGGCTTTACACCTTGGCTTACTAAGAATATCGGTTTGTTAGCAGATAAACTGAATATCAATATATCAGATGCCGAAAGAGAACATAAGCTTGAAACTATGAAAGTAGATATTGTAGCTAAAGCTGGCGATGATGGAGAAAAGAATATTATCATTGAGAATCAATTTGGTGATAGCGATTCCGACCATTTAGGCAAGGTAATAACTTATGCTGCACATCAAAACGCTCAGTATGCCGTATGGATAGTAGAAAAAGCGAGAGCAGAGCATATAAGTGCTATTCAGATGCTGAATGATTCTACTATTCAATGCAATTTCTATCTGATAGAAGCAACTGCTGTAAGCATAGGTGATTCAAAACCAGGGATATTGTTTGATATAGTATGTGCGCCGCCATGCGACAAAAACGAAACATCCCAAAAATCAGAAACCGAACAAAGGTTGATAGATTTTTGGACTTCATTCAATGAATATGCAAGCAAAAACGGAGCTGATTTTCAACGAATGCCACAGAGTTATCATTGGATGAATATTTCAACTGGAACATCCAAGGCTCATTACGACCTTTTTATCCGTAAAGGCTCTATATCTGTACGCTTGTTGCTTGATAGTTCTGATAAAGCAGAGAATAAAAAGCATTATCGCATGATAGAAAAGGATAAGGAAGCTATTAACGAAGCTTTTGGAAAACCTCTTCTTCAATGGAATTTAGCGGAAGATAACAAAACGAGCGTAATAATGGTTACGAATTATGATTGTGGTGGATATGAACAGCAAGACTGGGAACCATTGTTTGCTTGGCTGTTAGAAACATATAAAAAGTTGCAAGGAATATTCAAACCATATATTGAAAGAATAAAGAAAGAATAAAAGACAAGAAAAGGCAGAGCGCAAATGGTGTCATGCCTTTCTTATAAGAATTACGGACATCTATACTAAACTAAGAGTGGGTCAGTTGGCTCACTCTTAGTTATTTTGCTTCGCATTCTCTATAGCTTCAAGTATTATCTTTTTCATTTCATCTTTAAGAAAGAATTTTGTTAGGTACAATACGTTGTAGCCCTTATTTTCTACGTGTTGACCGTAATCTACACCAGATGCAATGATAAGAGAATATCCTTTGGGGGCAATAACACCTTGCTGCTGAGCATACTTAACGGCTGCATCTGGGACAAAATGAGACTTATCTTTTTCTGTTCCATTCAATTCTTTGTGGTCGCCAACGCACACAAGTTCGCCATCAAGAAATAAAGCATAATCAATGGTATTCTTTAAATTTGCTGTATGGTCTTGATAACCCTTGTTATCCTTAGAATAGGTGACAGCACGCTCACCTAGTTCAGACATAGCGTGTGTAAGATAATTAATCATTATCTCTCTTTGCTCCATCAGTTTCTTTTTGAGGGCTTCAATACCCTTAATTTGTAATTGTACTTTCGCCATAATTTTATATTTTGTTTATCATGGTAATGGTATAGTTTTTTCTGTAAATAACAGGAAAATACAGAGATTATATATAAACAAAACAAAGGCAGCACGTATCTCAAAGTACTGCCTTTTATATTTGTATCTCCATTATTGTTTACACCTTGTTGTATTGCGTATCTCCTATTTACGTATAACATTAAACCTCAATACCGACTACATTATTGTAGATACCCTCTGGCAGCACGCCACCAAAGGCTTTCACGGCGTTACCGATGCCTTCGGCAATCATCGTACCCTCACAGCTATCATCAATACCCTCAGATACCAAGAACTTCATAGCTTTTTCCTGTACCGACATAAGCTCTTTGAGCAGACCGATACACCGCTGAGTAGCATCATTATCAACTGTAACCTCTATCATTATATTCTGATTATTCATTTTTTGTATTCTCCTACATGATTAAAAGTTTGACTGATTGTTTTCTTTCTTTTCGCCTTTAATTTCAGCAATAGCTGTTTTAATGCTAAAACCATTATTAAAAAGGGCAAGAATAAAACGCTTGCCACGTTGATTCCAAACAAGGTTGATTTTTGTTCCTGTAGAACCATCACCTTTTATATAATTATAAGTTCGAGTGCTTGCAAGCTTCCACTCACGAAATATACCTTTTAAGTGCCATGAGCCTGATTGGAAATATTGAACACCTGCATTAGCAAGTTGTTGATTGAGAGCTTTTGCGCTGATACCGAGGTCATCAGCAACTTGTGTGGTGGTAAGGTAGTCCGTTGATACAAGTGTATCATCGTAGTACTTTACCTTTGGTGCGGCAACAGTCAGTTCTTTCTGCTGAATGCCGATGGTCTGTGCCTGTTGTTCGGTCTGAGCTTCAAGCTCACGAACTCTTTGCTCATTCCGCTTCAATGTTTCATCCGCAATCTTCAAGGCTCGTGCCATGATAGCTTCGGGAGTATCATTGACCGAAGATGCAATATAACCGCCTTTGGTACGGATTTCATGAAGGATAGCTTTTACTCCCTTCTTAAACTGCTTGGCTTCCTTTTTACGAGATAACATAAGAATCTCATAAAGACCATTCTCTGTAAGAAAAAGAGTTTCACCTTGACGACTGCCTAAGTTAAACTTAGTCACTTCATCCTCATCAACCTTCTTAACCATATTAGAGACATTTGTGTTATGTAGCCAATCTGCTACATCACTTGCCCGAAATAATGGATTCTCAAAAGTTCCCCATGCATCTATTTCCTTACCTAGGAAAGTAGATTTGTGTAAAATTTTAATTTCGTCCATTGAACTGATATTTTTGAACGTTAAACACTTTCGGGTTGATACAACAAAAAGAGTGTACCGCTTTACCCTTTGTTCAATGCCTATCAGTGAAAGCACGGATGCATCATTACAATACACCCAAGGGAAGCGATACACGCATATCGTAATCCGTTAAGAAGCGAGCATAAAAAACGCCCTACCTTTGCGTGGCAGAGCTTCTAACCTCACCACTGATATTTTATTGAACATCGCAAAATTAAATACTTTTCTTCTATCCTCAAAATTTCTTCTCAGATATTTTTGGTTTTAATAGAAATAAATTGATATTAATAGAATTTAATAGCTTTCTTGCTAAGAATCAGCGACTTTATGTCTTCCGACAAAACAGAAGTTGAAATACCTTCTTTCCTTTGACTGTTATCCAAGTCCGCACTCCAGCGTGGTCGCTGCTTATGCTTTTGAAATCTTTTAATTCAAATAAATCGTTTGTATATTTTGCAATCGGTCTCAGCTCACCTTTTGGTGTACGATAAATATATCCTTTATCAATGAGAATCTTTATAAACTCACTTTGTTTCAAACCGAGTTCCTTTGCTGTATCACGAAAGCCAGTAAGCAACGAACGCTCAACAAGTTCATCGAAGTATTGTGCTTTTGGTTGCATTTCCTGATTCTTTGCTTCAAGGGCTTTCTTTTCCTTTTGCTCTTCAATCCATCTTTACGTATTATCGCTCCATTCATAGAACGAACATTTCCTAAGTTACTAACTTGATAGCAACCTTCATATCCAACAATATCTTTCCATATCTCATTTTCTTTGCTCATTGCTTAGTCCCTTTCTTTTCGTAATTGCTTTTAATCTCCTACGTTCTTTTCTATTGAGGATACGAGGTATATCAGCATCGAAGCTTTCTTTGTTGTCAAACTTTCTCATTGCAGCATCAAAGTCTGTATGTTGATAACCATTTTGAAGTGCTTCTTTCAAAGTATTCAAATCTAAATTTTGAAAATTGTGAATATTCGTTTGTTGTGGCATGTTTATTCCTCCAATTCTTTTAAAATCATTTTTACTAAGTGAAAGTTATCGCCATCCCAGCCTTCGTCAAATGCTTCGCCATTATCGGACAAATGGTGCTCATTGACGTAATCAAAGATAGCATTATGAAAGAAGTCATCATCTGTTCCATAGTCGTCTTCATTATAAAAGCCTTCGTGACTTAGGAGTTCATGGCATTCCTTGTGCATACAGATTGCTGACCTATATTCAGTATTAAACTGACGGATATATTTTGTTCCTACTTCAATCATACAACCGCACATATAACATTTGTGTGGCTTGCGTGCCTTATGTTCTGCATCTATCCAATCCATAATTATTTATCTTTTGGGTCGACGAATGGTAGCCAGTATTCTACATTGGGAATATTCCATCCGTTGTAGTCTTTGGCTATTTTTTTATCTACTATATGCCCAAAGCATATCCCTCCTCCAGTAGTAAGGACAACGGCTTCTTCTCCCACAGGTGGAAGTTTATCCTTGACAGATGCCCATATTGGAGAAACTTCTTTTGGTTTATTTTCTACTTTGTTAGCTATGTAGGTAATTTCTGGAATGAAATCTACAGGATATTTTTGCCAACTGTTTTCTTCCTTTGCCTTGTTTATTGCATCACTCTCCGAGTTAGCTTCAACCCAAACACTTTTTGTGGTGTATGTACGGACACAATCAACTCTGTATATTGCCATTGTCTATTTCCTTTCTATAAAATTACGTCCTACACGTTCTAATAACTCCAAAAAGATTCTATGCTCATTATGGATAATTGCTAAAAATAAGTTATCTTTACACCTTTCTACCTTATATTTACAATGAGCAACGAGATAATTATAAGCACTTTCTGTTAGTCCTTCTATAGGTTTCTCTTTATTTAAGTTTGGATGATTATTAAGAAACTCTTTAATTGCAGAAAGTGCGTTTCCCCCCATGCTTGTTAACATGGCTGCAAGAGCATCTTCTTGGTTTGCACTAAACATAACCTTAAACATTTCTGTTATAAGGCTTATATGAGATTCATCAGGTACTCTATCACGGAATGTTTCAAGCATGAAATCATATAATTCTTTATCAGACAGCTTACACATTAAACTATCCAAGTCTATTGGTACATACATGTTCATTGTTTTACTCTCCTCTTTTATCATGGTCGCAAATATGTTTAAGATGCAACCCCATTGCTTTAACCATCATATTTTTTCCACCAATGAAGTAAGCAGCATCAGCCAAATTATTTAATATTTTATTACTTACATCTATTCGGTAGTCTAAATTATCGGACTTCATTATTTCATTATAAGCAATATTGGCATTTGCTAACATTCTTTTTAATGCTTCATTTTGTTTTTTCTTTGTCAATAATCTCATATTCTCTTATTATATAAAGTCGTAAACAAATACATATGGATTGCTTTCCCATGTGCCCTTGCCGCTGATTTTGTCTATCAGGGCAGCGTAGGCTTCTTTCGCCGTTCTGAACGAGGAGTTGGCAAGACCGTGATACCAATACGTCGTGCCTTCAAGCCCTACGTTGTCGTCACACCAAATGCCTTCTTTAAGGCAGTCTTCTTCGCTGATGTCTTGCAGTCGTTCTATTTTTACATTCTTTATATGAATATGATATGGCATAAGCTCTGCTTTGACAAACAGCTTGTTTTTGCAACCTTTTTCATATTTAATGCACTCTATCGGCATTCCATGAATACTGCAAAGACGATAGAACTCTTCGTTGGATGCAAGGTCTGTATACTTCTGAGCAATAGCTACCTTTTCCCCAATCTTGTATGGTGAGTGTGCCAACGCATAATCAAGCATTCGCTTCAATCCTTCAGCTTTTGCTGTATAAAGACGGTCTTTACAAGATTGTTTCCAATCGGCAATATCTCCCTTTTCCCAACCTTCGTAAGTATTTAGTCTTTGAAAAAGCATTGTCGGATTCAGAATACGTCTTGTCTGAGTCTTTCTTCCTTCAAATACTGCCTTCGTAAGACCATACTTATCATTAAACATAATTTTTTTCATATACCTTTTGATTTAATTTTGAACGGAGCATACATCCAGATATCCCTATCCCAAAAGCGCATATCATTAAGACATTCTTCAACAGTTATCTGTGATAGTTTCTTTTTTGTAAGCTTAGAACGAACATTCCCAAACATTATCAGTCTATGCATATCCTTCTTATCCATACCTTATATTTTTCAATTCTACTTTGCTTCTTTTAATTCACAGAAGCCATCCTCTCCAAGATTATAAAGAGCTTTTGTTTCCTCAGGCATTTCGTTAAATGCACCAATACGAGCATCTCTAGTACACATTGGGTCATAGATAACCTTAGTAGCTTCTTGCCAGAGTTTGATAATATCCTTATTTTTGGTGATGCTATCGCTAAAAGTTTGTCGGTCTTGACGCATAACTTCATCAAGCAATCTCTGAGCATGGGCTTGTGGCATACTTGCGTAAACAGAAGAAAACTGAGAAGTAAGGTCTACGCTATATCTCCTCTTAACGATTTCCATTACACGAGTAAAAGTATCTGTGTTCTGAGTCATCATATTATACAAAATGATAAGATAAGACGAGATATAAGCATTATTTACCTCTAGGTTTCTGAGCTTAGTTTCAATAGCTTTTCGCAACTTCTCTATCTTTGGCTCAAGCTTTTCGTATATAATAGACGAATATTCATAGTAATAATCATCATTCATATAGTGCTGATATATATGTATGATATTGCGTAGCGACTTTTGGAACTCCTTAAAATGTTTCTTAACACCAAACCTAAACACCGATTTCTTAACCAATATATCATTAGTTAAGAGTAGCATAATATCCGTAGCAACATTCTCTGCATAACAACTATTACTGAGCAATGTAAAAGTATAATCGAGAGCTTCTTCGAGCGATTCTCTCGTTACATTATCTGGAGCATATACATAAGAATCTCTATCAAAGACATTTACTTTAATATAACGTTCCATCTTAGGACTCACTGCTTGAATTGATGTTTTGCCATCATATAATTGAATTGTGTTCATATACTATTCTTGTTTTCTTTTTTAGCTGTCAAATAACCTTTAATAAATCCTCTTCTGAATGCCTCTGAGCAAACGCATAGCATAATTGTCGAGCATGGTTTAAAACTACATTTAGAACAATGCCGTTCCTTTACATCAGCGATTACGGCTCTACTTAATAACTTTTTGCTTACCATAGTTCTGTTATCTTCATTTGTTCACGATATTCGTTTATAGCATTTGTAAAGTATGGCGAGATGTTTAATTGCTTAACGAAAGAAGTGATTGTTTCTGCTTGATGGTAGTTATCTCCTTCTATCCAGTTATCTTTCTCTTTAACGAAGCAATATACAGCGAAGAAAGACTTTTGAATATCTTTATCAGTATCAACATAAATTTGTTTTTTGATACAGAATTTCATCGTTCTATCATTATTAAACAACTCGTACCCATCTGCTGTTCGCTGAGCAAAGGGTACTTCACCCTTTGCTTCGGCGACAAACTTTTTATCTTTAAATTCTTCCATATTATTTATGTATTAGATACCACAGAATAGCTCTCATCCTTCCCATAAGAAACATCTACGCAAAGAAGGTTATTAAGACTAAAGCCCATAGTCCAACCGCCCCAAATATAACCAACTTTCTCGGCAACACTGATAGCCGTATCGGCATATTTCTTTGCGTTGCCTTTAAAAGGATATGAACCGTAGAAAGAATAGCCGTTATCAAAGACTGTTTTGAACACCTGTCCCTTTGGTAGTTCATACTTACAGAAGTCATCGTAAGGAAGGATATTTCCATCCACCTCAAAACACATCTGCTTATAATCAAGGAAGGAAATGTTACCTTTATTGTTAATAGTAAGATTACTTCGTTTAAGAGTGTCTAAAACGCCTTTCTCTTCTTCTTCATTAAGAATGCGATAATTAGTAAAGATAATCTTACCGCTCACTTTCTGTGGCACGTCATCAACGATTGCAATAAGCGGAATAAAACTGGAGAATGAGCCAGATAAAGCTATACCCTGTTCTCTTAAAAAGCTTTCGCCGTTGTATTTGGTAAAATAAACATAAGCTAAAGGAAACTCCTTCCCGAATGCTACGTTTAAGTTCTTAAATTCTATGAACATAAGCTTAATCTATAAAATCGTAAAACGCTACGACTTCTCTACCTCCATTATGGAAAGGTTTCTCGTCGCAAATATAACCCATCCATGAGTCGTATTCATATACTTGATACATATGATAGCCTGCTTTACGCAACGCTTTAAAAGCAGCATTAACTTCGCAACCTCGTATTCTAACACAACCTTTAGTATTATGGCGGTTGCTAAAGCTCGGAGATTGTAAGCTGATATACATATTAGCTGGTCGGCATCCATTATTCGAGCCACTAAAAGGATGAAATACTTTCCAACCGCTTGTAGTTAGAAAAGCTTCACAAAGTGCTTGCACTACTTCTTGTCTAACCTCGATAGGTTGAACATAATCATTTTTAGGGATGTTTACTTTAATTTCCATTGATGTATCTCCTATAATTTAATTAATAACGTATTCTTTTGGATTTGTGTATCTCCTATATTTTGAGGTTAAAAAAGTTGCTCTATTCTTGTATAGCGATACCCTTTCGAGTAATACTTATTAAGTACTGATTGGGCAGCTTCGTAATCACTCTTGACAGCAACGGCATTCCATTTGCCACCTTCCCAAACTTGAACTACGTAGTCGAAGATATTGGCTTTGACTACAGTTCCGTCTATCATTGTAACATTCTTTGTTTCCATAATCAACTTTTAAAAAAGGTCTTTTGCCTTAACAACTCGTGTATTTTTATGGAGATTAGAAAATTTGGCACGAATAAACTGTGCTTGTAGGTGTTTTGGCTTAACCGAAAGATTTATCCATTTACCCTCTTGCCAAGCCTGTACTACAAAATCGGTATCATTTACTTCTGAAAGAATACCATTTACTAAAACTGAAATCGTTGTCTTCATTGTTGTATCTTTATAAAGTTATTAAATAATTAATTTCTACATCGCAAAATTAATAATTTCTATTCATATAGACAACTATTCTGAATGATATTATTAATATTTTAATAGATTTTAATACTATCCTATTAGCGTTATGTATATTTACACCGAGAATTTATCTTTTAACCACTTTTCTATAGTAAGAATAAACTCTTCTAATGACCTACAAATGCTGTATTGAAAGCCTAACTGTTCAACATTCTTCTGAAAAACAGCTTGGTTCTCAGACTGCCTACCATCTTCGGTTTTAACCTCAACAAATAGGACATTTTTAGGTGCTATTATGATAAGGTCTGAAAAACCTGCTAATACACCTTCACCTTTCATTATTTTAGCTTCAAGAGCATTCCTTCGTCCACCATTAGGAACGGCTGCAATAACGAGGTTAGGATATTGAAGATGAAACCACTCTATCATTTGTTTCTGAATGCGAGATTCTTTATGTTGTGGTTTGCGCTTCGTTTTCTTTTTGTTCTCCTGTTCTAAAAACTCATCATACTTCATAATACAATTGTTTTAATCCCAAGTAAGTGTTTTAAGTTGCTCGATATTCTGATAAGATATAGTACATTTCTTATTCTCATATCTTCCTGTCTTAGCCAGTACATTCCAAAGAGCGTTAAGACAGATGCCGATAGTTTCACGGCTATATTTTAAGTATATCTCAGGGCAAGTACGGAAAGGTTCGGGAGTGTGACCTTTAAGTTGTACAACAACTATTCTTTTTGCCCTTGTTGGTCTATCATTTAATTCTATCATTCATTCACCTCTCTTTCTATTTGCTTCTGCGACTCCAATATTAGCAAGTCGAGAATCTTATTAATGATGGTTTTATTTTTGACCGAATATGTTCCAATATTTGCTCTAATATCTATTGCACCCACCAAGCCATTGTTACGCAATATTTTATATTGAGTATTAAGCTCTTTCATTGTTTCAAGTTCTTTCATATTCATGATATTTACTAAGTGTGAATAGGGAGATAAACACCCTATTCACATTATTTCTATTGTATTGCTATAGTCGCTATATTAGTACCTTCTGGAATAACAATATCTCGATAACGCTCACCATAATCTGTCCGTTCTTGTATCTTTGTATCGCCAAAGACATGTATCACGATTTGCACTTCATTTGTTGCATATACAGGTGAAATAAAGAAACTAGTTAAGCGATAACCTTCAATCTCGGTAGGCAAACCATTAAAGATACAATCTTCTGAAGGAAGAACTAGACCAGTTACACCAGCTTTAAGCTTAACACCTAGATTTATTTTATTACGCCCACTCTTGATAATAATATCTTCGGGGGTATACAATGGTATAACTTTACCACTTTCAAAGAGTGCTGCCCATGTATCTGACACACCTGTTATTACAGCTTCTTTCTGAGATTCGTTCGTTTCCAAATTTGGAATCATTTCTGTATTATTTTTCTTAGGTCGTCCCATAGCTTTTATTCCTCCTTCTTATTTTCTTTATATTCGTAAACATCGACTATCTTAGTCTTCTTTATATCAATAATCTCATAATCAAGAGCGGTTGTTCCCATAACTTCAACGATATTTGATAAAGCTCTATGGATGTTAGCTCCTTGAACCAAATAGATTACTGTTGAACGCTTTTCTCTTTCGCTTTTTTCATCTATGGTTATAAATTCAAGTTTTGCCTTATACCAATATTCATCCTCTATTTTATCAGAGAAGAAAATTTCTCTATAAGGAGCTTCTACTTCTGTTTTTACAGTAAACTCACCACTAACAAACTCATTAGCAACCTTAGTAATTCTGTTCTCTGCTTCTGTAAAGCTCAAAGCTTCAATCACATGCTGTTCGGTAACCTTTTTAAGTGTTCCATCTTCATACGTCTTCTCAAAACGTACACCAATCTCAAACCATTGCGATGTTCTACTTCTCATATACTCAGTAATTTAATTGTATTTTTAGGTTTAATCTTTCGATAAGACGTTGAGTTCAGAATGGTAAATCATCCGTATCGCCACTCTGCACGAAAGGAATATTACTCTCATTTATGGTATTACTATCCATTACTACAGGTTTCATACCACCTATGATAGGCATTGCTTTCTTCTGCTCATCTGACATTTTCTCTCGGACTTCTTTAGGCAACGACAGCTTAATCAAATGTGTTTCGTCATACTTTGGATTTTTTAATACCAAAGCCGTAAGGTTGAGATATGCCGCTTTAGGGCGACCGCTTTCATCAGTTACGATTTTTACATAATTATCGTCAAGAGGTACTACCAAACAACGTTTAACTTCGCTCTTTCCTTTAACGTTCATTAAACCCGAATTAATAAGGTTTAAACAATTTAGACTAATGTTTTCATTATCCATAATTATATATTTAAGAATTATATCCAATCATCTTGAAGGTAGTTGCGTTTCTTTTCTCCTCGACCATTTTTCCAAAATTCAAAGCCATAATCACGCATTTGCTTTTCGCCTCCTTTTGCTACATAATACTGTGGTTGGTCGTATCCATCAGATTTTATAATAGCAGCAACTTTACTTAGTTTTAAAGCATTTTTTGCATTTGTATATGCTTGCTTACTCATATTCTTTGTTATATGAGTATCAGCAAAATCATTCTCCATATCATGACTAAGATATTTCTTACTACCATCTTTATATAGTATAGTCCAAGACGTAGAATCATCCATTCCGTAACCATACATTTCATTCACAAGGTCTTCCTGAAAATAAGATACCAAATCATCCTTCTCTGCTCTTATATACACCGTTCCGTTTTCCAAATCATCGGTAATAGCACCACTAAAGCCTGCTTCCATAAGAGCAAGCTCTTGCTGTTCCTTTGATAGTTGCCCCCAAAGGTCGTTATTTGGAATCTCGTTCTTGCTAATAGAATTAACAAGAGATTGATATTGATTTTCTGATATATAATCAGAACTTTTATTTGAGGGCTTCTTAGCTCTCGTTCCTCTACTATTTTTTGCCATATTTAATTCTTTAAATAAAAGTCCCAAGGTAGGGATTCGAACCCATCTCAATTCTCGCTTTTACAAACTGTTAGTGCGACATCATCCTTATACTAATCTTTTTACATTTGGCACATTATATCATCATGAGATTGAAAATTGTACAGTTTACGTACTCCGTGTACGATTGAGATACCTCGGGGGTTAAAAGAGCCGTTACCTCACGGTAACTATATGGCTCATATTTTCATAACAACTACTTATTACTATAGAATCTTATTTTGAATAAAATTACTCATAGCTAAGTTCTGTGAGAGAATCATCGGTTGGTCAAGTTGTGTAGACTTATACATATCTGTTGCAGCGTTATATAAGTCCCACGCTGTTACTCTTTCTCTCTCATGATAAGCTATCATCATTTTTTCGGTCAATCTACCTATCTGAGCTTGATTGAGAGGAATGACTTAAAGATTGCGAATGCCTTTGTATTTCGTTTCAGCAGCAACACGGAGCGAGGTCAGCATACCAATAATGGTGAACATCTCTAGTGCCTTAATCTCACGATTCTTCATACGCTCAATCATTTCATCATTTGCATCAATGATACCTCTTAGATTAGCGAGCCAAGCATCAGCACATTGAAGAAGCTCATCGAGCTTGAAAGCTCCTCTTCCGCTATTGAGGTCTGAGTAGGTAGCAGCGTAATGTTCAGCACTAAGCATACATTGATTATGACAGATAACTACGTTTCTACCGATACCTAACTGAATACCCTTCTGATGAAATGATACTGCCATATTAGTTGTAATCTCATTATTACCATCACCCTTATCGAAGTCACGCAAGCGAATATTACAGAATACTCGGCGAAGTATATGAGCCTCTACAGCTCTATCACCCCTTAATGCTTCCTTCTCTGGCAAACGGGTAACACCTGGAGTATTGCGGTCTTTGTTATTCGCCGCAAAGAGGTCGTAAATCTCAGCCTTATAGCCGTGCTTCTCGCACAAGTCTTCCACCTGATGAATGAGGTCAAAATGATAGATGCCCTTCAAAGGCTTTCCGTACACATCATTCTCTTTCTCGGTGCGTTCAAGCTGGTCGATTGTCAGAATCTGTACCTTGGATGTCTCAAAATCCAAGAACTGATTCATATTATCGCTCTTCAACTCTGGCTGCTTTGCAACCGCTACCTCTGCTACCTTTGGCTGTGCCATCAAATTCATTGCCATTGTGTTCATTGTTGTATCTCCTATTTTTTAATACATTAAACAAAATAATTATTACTATATATGCTATTAATCTTCAATATCATTGAGAACCTCCATGTGTTGCGTTTCTCCTACCAACTCAACATTCTGCGAAAGGTTCTTTGTGTTAAGGAATACCCATTTAGGTATGATGCAAAGATTATAGTTGCTATCTAAGGCATCATCCTTGATAATCAGTTTAGACTTCGGTACAAAGACCTTAGTTATTCCTTCTTTGCCTTCAAAGATAAATATCTGAGCGTTTTTAGTCTGCTCTATCATCTTTTCTTTTTGGCAACGAAATTTTACCATTGTTGTCACTATTTCCATACGTTGTTGATTTTAATAAGCAATACAAATTGCTAAATATGTTACTAACAAACAGCTTACTGTAAGAATAGACACTTTGGCTGCTTCTTTTAATTCATCTACATTCCAATTGTTTGGATTAATCATTTTCTTTTTCATTTATGTATCTCCTATTTTATATTAAATTGTGATTGGCTTAATTTTATCAACAAATCGTGAAGCACTATTAAGTTTAGAACTAGGCTTATACCCTTTTTTAACTTCATAAATTACTTTACCAAGAGTGCAACTATTTGTACCACCCTCGAAGTTACGATAATGATATTCAAGATACACTCCTACCTCGTAATATTCTTCGTTATCTTCTTTCATATAGAAGCCGCCTACAATTTTAATGCTTTCAAAAATCATTGGCATTGTTTGAAAATCCGAGCTTACTATACACGAATAGTTATTGCCACGAAAATCTTTGTTATTTTCTATTGTAAATTCTGCGTTAATGCCTAGTCGCTGACATGTTGTTTTAATATCCTCTTTAATATAATCAAGGATATCTTTGTGCAAATTTGCAACTAAATCTTTAATAATTGTTGTTGTCATTGTTGTATCTCCTATTAGTTTATTAATATTTTGATACCGCAAAATTAATAAGTATTTTTCAACAAGCCAAATTTATTAATAGTTATTTTTATTTTATTAATACTATCTATTAATCTTTTAAATGATTTTAATGTTATATTCTATTATTTATTATTAATTTTGCCCACGAAAACTAGTTATGGGATGTAATAAATAGGAATTTAGCACTTCTCTGATTTATGAAAACCAGAAAGTGCAACATCGCAGGATGGCGCAGTGGTAGCGCATCTGGTTCATAGCCAAAAGGTCGGGGGTTCGATTCCTTCTCCTGCAACAAAAAGAGGCGTAGCCACAATACATGGATATGTGCCCAATCAGCATAAGTGAGAGGGTTCCACATAGAAGCCAAACGGCATGATACGCACACCTGTCATCCGTTTGGCTTTATACTTTAAAATAAAAATATATGATAAGAAACATAAGAAATAGCATAGCAACTAAGATGTTCAAGGATAAAGCATTCTTGAAAGCTATTTCTTTTGTTCTTTGGTACCATCAAATTACAGATTCTAATATATGTAAAGAATATAGCGTGAGCAAGTTAAGTAGCCTTACTGGAGTTCATGCAAGTACGATTAAAAAAAGGCTGCAAACGCTTAAAAACAGAAACTTGGTAAAGATAGAAGGAAGAACGCTTATATTTTCCTCTATCACATCAAAACACAGAAATAGAAATCAAAAAATTACAACTGCTTCATTTAATAGTTTGAATGAAGTTGAGAAGTCACTCTTCGCAATACTTATATGCATTATTCAGCAAAGGAAAGATTTTATCCACCGTGCCATTCTTGATGCAAAGCATTCTAAATGTTCGAAAGTTATAAAGAAAGCTAAAGCAATAATAAGGAAGTACGCAAATGGAGACAAGTTCCGTGAATTGGGTATGTCATATAAGACTATTGCTAAAAAGTTAGGCATTTCCCTTAAATCAGCTTTTGAATATGTAAAATATGCCGTAGAACACGATTTTATCATAAAGAAAAACCATTTTCTACGAATTTTATACAAAGGAGTAAACTATAATTATGTAAAAGGAGCAACTTTTACTACTAAGAACTATGCTTTCTTTGTTTATGCTAACACATATAGAGTAAGTGGTTATAGTATGCCTATATATAAATTAATAAACAAAAAAAATAAACCGAGTGTCGCTCTCGCTTTAAAATAAATATGGTATATATAGATTATAAAAATTATAAAATCGAAAAAATATGACTACAGCGTTGGAAAATTATATCAATTCGTCTGTTAAAAGGCGTGAGTTTGATTGCTATACAGATGGCAGTTGTAACAACTTATCAGAGAATAGAGAAGGTGGCGCAGCATACCTTGTTTTAGAGAATGGTATCGAAGTAGAGCGCAGAAGCAAAGCTTTGCCACATACAACAAACAATAGAGCCGAAATGATTGCTATTATAAGTGCGGTAAACTTCTGCCCTATTGCATCTAAAATAACTATTCATACAGATTCTAAGTATGCTATTTATGCTTTTGAAACTCTAAAACGTAGATTAACCTCTGATGTAAAAAATAGCGACTTGATACAAAAATATCGTGAACTTGCAGCGTTAAGAGAAGTTTCTTTTGTTTGGGTAAAAGGTCATAATGGCGATAAATATAATGAGATAGTTGATACAATGGCTAATCAGGAATATAACAATATGAAAGAAAGCTTGAAAGTATGAAAAACGAGACTAAGCTAAAGAAGTTGATACAATGGCTTGAAGAAAACAAAATACAGTATGTATTGCCAACAAGAAAACAAAAAGGAAGCTCAGACCTCTTCATTGTAGAATACTTAATATCGGTAAAAATCGAAAGTGATGATGATAAGTTGTTTTTTAATAAACATAAGCGAGGTAGGCATCCTTTCTTTATACGAAGTTCAGAAACACCTAAATTCATTATTGAAAAGATGCAGAATTTGATAATAAGCGTGATGCTCGCTCAACAAGAGCAATATATGGAACAAAATAAAAGTAACCCTCGAAAATGATAAGACAAATGATAGAAAACAAAAAAGAAATGGTTAATCACCCAGACCACTACGCTTGGTTAAAGGAACTCTGCGGTATAGAGCCGATTGACATTTGTCGCCACCTTGATTTCAATTGCGGTTCGGCAGTAAAGTATCTCTTGCGCAAGGGTAAGAAAGAAATGAATCTTTCGGAGCGTGAACAGAGAGTGCAGGATTTGAGTAAGGCAATCTTCTATCTACAGGATGAGATAAAAATGTTAGAAAATTAAAAATAGTAAAGATATGAAAGAGTTGATAAAGAAAGAAACCATGACCTCGCTTGAAATTGCCGAGGTTACAGGTAAGCGGCATTCCGATGTTCTTGAAGCTATCAGAAACATGGAAGCTGCTTGGGAAAAAGTAGCCGAGCGGAAATTTCCGCTCGGCTCATACAAGGACGCAAACAACCAAGACCGCCCTTGCTACATTCTAAACAAAACCGAGTGCTTGTATGTCGCCACTAAGTTCAATGACGAGGCAAGAGCGAAATTGATTCTTCGTTGGGAAGAACTAGAAATAAAACAATGTAAGCAATATCAAGTGCCACAGTCATTTGCCGAGGCTCTGATGTTGGCTGCAAAACAGCAACAAAAAATTGAAGAGCAACAGAAACAACTTGAAGCAAGCTCAAAGGAAATCGTAGAGTTGAACGGCGCTATATCCGAGATGCAACCAAAGGTAACTTATGTAGATAAGATTCTATCAAACAATGAGACTGTAACGACAACGCAAATTGCACAGGACTACGGTCAGTCAGCAAAGGCATTCAATGTCTTGCTTCGTAATTTTGGCATTCAACATAAGGTTGGCGGTCTGTGGATATTGTACGCAAAGTACCTTCCTTATGGTTATGTGCAATCTGATACTGTACCTATCGTTCATCGAAACGGAACGAATGGCTCGGTGATGCACACAAAATGGACTCAGAAAGGAAGATTGTTTCTTTACGAGGAGTTGAAGAAGCATGGCAACTTACCTCTCATAGAGCAAAATCAGCAATGAAGATAAGCAAGGCTCTTATAAGACAAATTCGCTGCGACCTCCTTTCACATACAACCGATGCGGAGAAGGCTGCGGCGAAAATCTGCACTCAATTAGGATATAAGGTAATACCACAACAGCCGATAGTCACGGGAAAGAAGCTATACTTCGCTGATATATATCTGCCCGAGATAAAAACTATAGTAGAACTCGATGGTGGCTACCATTTTACTAAAGACCAAAAGCGCAAGGATAGTAACCGCTCTTCGGGTATATGGCGGCTCGGGTATCATGTAGTAAGACTGAATAATCATGATGCAAGGAATCCGCAGAAAGTAAAAGCAAAATTAGATATGATTAAACGTAAAGCAAGATAACTTTTATTTTTAGTTATCTTGCTTTTATTATTATATCCTTGATAACTATACTAAAAACTAAATACAAGCTGTTAGAACGCAAAAAAACGCCTTTATTTTCAATTGTTTACACAGCTATTAATAAATATTATTAAGTATTTAATAGAAAAAGTAATTTTGCAAATAGATAAATCATTTTTTTAACAAAAACAGAATTACTATGACAATTAAAGAAAAAGTGCTTACTTCTGCCAAAACATCATTTGCAAAGTATGGTTTGAAGAAGGATGAACTTTCCAAGCTGGTTGACCTGATAGTTGCAAGTCGTGGTCTAACAGATGAGTCAAAGGACGAGGATGTAACGAGTGCTATCACGGCGGTTGAGCCTTATGTTGGTATGATGCAATCATCATTCAATCGTGCGGTCAGCGAAACAACGAAGAAATTCGATGGATGGATTGACCCTAACGACCCTAGCAGGAAGCCAACTCTTCCAGTTCCTCCTATTCCTCCAGTTCCTCCAACAGGGCTTACGCAAGAGCAAGTTCAGCAGATGATTGCCGAGGCAACAAAGGGTAATCAGCAAGCTATTAACGATGCTGTAGCTGCCGCTATCGCTCCATATAAAGAGAAGGAAGAAAGAGCACGTCTCAACGACCTTTTCGGCAAGAGTGAAAAGTTGAAGGATATTCCAGAGCAGTTCCGTTCACGTTATCAGCTCGACAAGGAGGAGAACCTTGAAACTCTCGCACAGCAATGTGCCGATGATTGGACTGCTCTTAAACAGACAATGGTTTCAAGTGGACTTTTTGTAGATGCTCCTAAAGTGTCTACCGAGGCTGACGAGCAAAATGATTTTGTAAAAGCAATGCAAGGCTTCTCCGAGCGTAACACACCAACTCCACAGAAGTAAAAACATTGTAAGGTAAAAGATTGTTTAACTATTAAAAGAAAAGATTATGACAAATTCAGGTTATTTCTTGCACAAGACTAAGCCCGAAGATATTCAAGAGGCTGTATGGCTTGAAGAGCAGTGTCTGCGTAGACAAGGAGGTTATATGCTTGACCGTACCAATTTGCCAAGCTCTTTGAAGTGGCTTCCTAAGGGTGCAACTTTGAAATTGTCGGGTGATGGTAAGGGTAACGCTATCGTAGTAAAGACAGCAAAAGTTGCCGAAAAAGCAGAGAAACAGGCTACAACATTGAAGATTGCAAGCGGTTCGCTGTTTAAGGTCGGCGATAAGATTGCTGGAGCTACTATCTCGGCAATTACATCAGCCGATGGTGTTGATACATTAACTGTTTCTGCACTTGCCAATGAAGCTGCTGAAGGTGCTGTCGTGTCTGATTTTGATAAGACAAAAGATATAATTCTTGGTCTTTCTTATGATACACTTGACCTTCGTGACCCTGAGAGTGAAATCCCTTGCACCCCAACTCTTCAAGTAATGGAAGTTGAGGAAGATTCACTCCCTTATCCTATCAATGATGAGATTAAGGAAGGTATCAGAGCAAATGGTATCGCTTTGTTCAAGATTCAGTAACCTTTAAAAGTGGAGATTTAAGACTATGAATTCAATTCTAAAACAATTGCAAGACCCTAAGTCTTTTCAGACTTATATTGATGAATACATGAAGACTTCCACTTATACAGCAGAGTGGAAGAAAGAAATGAAGCCTGTGGAGTATTGTGCTGCGAAGGTTTATCAAGCAAACATAGCGAAGTATACTGCCGCAATGGTTGGTTCTGTTGTCGCTAAGAACGGAGAGCGTCCATTGCACACCATGCCAGACTGGGGACAGATTACAGGTTCTATCGGTCGTATCGCTGACGAATGGGAGCTTGATAACGACTATTTGGAGCAGATGCATTACCTCGAGGGTAAGTTTAAGGATATGAGTGGTAGTAATTACACCCAGTCTGTTCTTAACGCTGCTTACGATAAGCTCATTACTTATTCATTCCGTCCTTTTGAGCGAGCTGTTATCGCACCTCATAAGCGTATTGATATGCTTTATTTTGAGGGTCTGTTTAAGGGTACACAGACCGTTTCTCGCACCAATAATGCGAAAGCGAATGTGTCTTATACATTCAATCTTGGAGTACATCAGATTAGCGCAACAACGAATTGGGGACAGGCTGGCGCTACTCCTATCAAAGATATTAAGAGACTCAAAGACGAAGCTAAGAAGAAAGGTCGCAAGATATTGCGCATCCGTATGTCGGAGAATACTTTCTATGCTATGTGTCAGGCGAAAGAGATTAAAGATACCTTTAAGCTCAATCTTGGCACAATACAGGTAAACCCTACAGCTCCTTTGTTGTCTGTAGAGCAGGTAAATATCTATCTGCGCTCAGTTCTTTTGCCGACTATTCAGATTGATGAGGATAAGTTTGTGGAGTTGCCTAACGGTACAAATTATAACCTTATTCCTGATAATCGAGTTGTTGCAATGTGTGCTGAGAAAGTCGCAGTTCCTAAGTGTGCACAGGCATTGGAGGCTATTGACCCAATCGATGGTGTATCATACTCAACTTATGATGACAACCTCATTGGCTACTGGCGTGATAAGACTGGTTACCACCTTACCAACGAAATGTGGATGCAGCCTGTCTTTGATGGTATTGACGACTTTATTATTTTGAAGGTAGGCGATTAATTCGCCACCTTCTAATATAAATGCTGACATAGTATGTATCATAATATAACAAGGATAGCATGACAATTTCAGAAGCCATAGCAAGTGAGATTCAGCCTTTCTCTACCTCAGATGAGACTTTGGAGAAGATGTTTATTGATGCTGCAGATAAATTCAGCATCACAGCGTCCGTGACTGACGAATACTCTGTAGCGGTAAAGAAACCCGTAGCCTATGCGGCTATGCGTATCCTCTACAAGATGAATCCATTATCAAGTGAGAATATCGGCGGTATCTCTCAGAGTTACAAGAACGATAAGAATCTCATTGATAAGATGATTAAATCTATTGCGAAGGATGCTGGATTGGATGCTGACCTTGTTATTGATAGTACATCAGATGATTTTTGGGTTACAAGTGTGAAAGTATGGTAAGGAGGTAGTTTATGAATTTTGAAGATACGCTTAAAATAGGTGCAAGCGTCTATGAAGTTGGCTACGCAGAAGTTGGTGGAAGATATTATTCAATGAATGATGATGGGACACTTAATCTTTCTGATAATGAAAACGAATCCCTAAACCCTGGGTATGACGAAGAAGGAAATCCTCTTACTCCTGTAGCGTTTATCTTCTTAGATTTCGGAAAATGTACTATCTTGCCTAACTCACAAGCAAAGGCTATTACTTTAGCAGATGGGCAGCAGTATGTGTATTCGTACGAAATATATGCTCCTTTATCAGCTAAGAAATATCCTCTCATACCAAAAGAAGGAGATAAGGTTTGGATAACTAAGAAAGATGGTACGATTGATAAAGAAATGAAGGTTAAAGGCTTCGTTACTTTAAAGAAACGCTATCTTAGAATTTGGCTCTAAAAAGAAAACTGTATGGCAAAAGTTGAGTTACAAATCAAAGGTCGTGAAGCCTTACAAAGAAGGTTGAACGAAAAGAGGCAGCAGATAATTAATTACCTCAATATGCGTTTGATGCAACTTGCCGAAGAAGCGGTTACTTTTTCTAAAGACAATAAAGGTTATCAAGACCGAACAGCAAACCTAAAGAACTCAATATCTTTTGCTCTATATTTTGATGGAGAACTTGTAACTTCCGTTGTTGGTAAGATACCGAAAGCAGAAGAAACAGAAGAAGGACAAGAAGGAGTAAGTGCTGCACTTAGTGAATATGCACAGCAAGAAGGTGTAGTCGCTCCTAAAGGTTATTCTCTTATTATCGTGGCAGGAATGAGGTATGGCAAGAATGTAGAAGATAAAGGCTACAATGTCTTGCATCTTACCAAGTATTTTTTGCGTGACGAAATGAAGAAGATATTTAAAGAAGTAACTGACATAATTAAAAGTGATAGTTAGATATGGTTCTTGGTGATGAAGCAGTATCTGCATTATACAAGTATCTTAACGATAACGTTGAGAGCATAGGTATCGGTAAAAAGCGTATTTTTAAATACGAAATACCTGAAAAGCTATCTGTTGGCGATTATATTGCCATCAATCACCTTCCATTTGTATATAGTGATGCTGTTAATGAAGGCATAGTGAATGTGAATGTACATTGCCCAAAAACAGCAACTAATTTGCCAAACTCAAAGGAGCTATATAACTATGCACACAAGATAATTGACTTATGCGAAAAAGAAGATTATCTTGGTGGTTGCTACTTTAATCTATATTCAATCTCTCGCCCTACAAAAGATAATGATGATACTTATTATGTCAATATAAAATTCAAAGTAATGTATAACAATTTAAAAGAATAAAATTATGGCAAAGAATGGTGTATATGGCGTAAAAAGCTTCAGTTATGCCGATTGCGCAGCGAATGGTGGTTATCCTACAGCATTCGATAAGTTGCTTAAAGCTATCGTAACAGGCAGCTTGACATTCAACGACCAAGCAGCTCAGACAGAGGATGTTGAGGTAGAGGATACAGAAGACCCATACGCAGAGCTGACTACATCAGCAGCTACTAAAGGTTTTACTGTTCAGACTTATGACCTTTCTAAGGAGAACTATGAAGAGTTGCTTGGTTATACTACTGATGAAAAGAAATGGTCTAACGAATCTCCTACAGAAAATACAATTTTTAAAGCAATTCAGATTGTAACGAAAGATTTGGATGATATTCCATCAAGAACTTTCCAGTGGTCTAAGATGAAGCTTACTGTTACACGTAGTGGTTCTATTGGAAAGTCTGGTCTTCCTAACCTTAATATCGAGTGTCGTCAGATGGCGGTATTTGATGCGAAAGGAGAGAAGGTAAGCGGACACCGATGGGCATTTACTTCGGATGTAACAGCTAATGAGGTAAAGTCTAGTAAAGAACTTTAGAATCATAAAAAACAATACGTTATGAAGCGGTGAGGTAAGGGAACTTTCCCAAGCCGCACCGCTTTTTTATTCCTATATAATTATGAATACAAAAGATAAAGAAAAAGTCGTCAAGACGCTTGCCGAAGCATCCGTAAAAATAAAAGTCGGAAGTTTTCGCTTTAAAATTAAACCACTAACATTCATGCAAATTCAAGAAATGGGTGTTTATGGTAATGATATAAAAAAGCCAACATGGAAAGAAGGGGAGAAAATTAACATACTTCCACTTCTATTTGAATATTCTGAGTGTGCAACACTTATGTGTGAAATATTTATTGTGTGTGCTTTTCGTAAGCAATGGGCAAGAAAGCTATGGGGAAACTATATCCGCAAGCATCTAACACAAACATCGTTTAATAAACTTATACAATTTATTAGTGGTTCGTTTAATGCAAATTTTTTCTTAACCTCTATAACTTTCCTGACACAGATGAAGATAATGACGGAGCCGAAAACGACTCCCCTTGGGCAATCATCGGTTCAGTAATGAAGTACTACCGTATGAGTTACGAAGAGGTCGTATTTAATCGCTCATACATTAATATTATCTTGCTCAATCGCTCAGCACCTTCGTTAAGTACAAAATCTAAGAATGAGCAAAGAGAGGGCAAGAGAAAGCAAAAAAGACAACAAAAAGAGTATCATAAGATAGAAAAACCAATCTCTGCAAATGATTTCTTTATGGGCTTAATGTAATAACAGATAAATAGGCAAACAATATGGCAGCAGACGAAATTCTTGGTATCAGTGGACAAATGGATATTTCAGATATTCAGCAGTCATTTGATAATTTGATAAACAACCTTAATCAGCTTGGAGTAAAAACTAATGAAGTCAGCTCTAAAATGACTAAGGCTTTGAATGATATTTCTCATAGTGCAGCTTCTGAAAGTGAAAAGACAACAAAGTCTATTGAAGCTTACAAACAAGCTATCGCTGAGATAAATAAATCTTTAGAAACGACTCCAGAAGCAATAAAAAAACTTGCTTCGGAAGCATCAACTGCAGAAGCAACAGTAGATAAGCTCAAAAAAAGATTGTCAGAAGCGACCGAAGGTTCATCGAAATGGAATGAAATAAATGAGCAGTTAAAATCTCAACAGGGTTTAGTAGAAAAGCTTAACGGTGAGTATTCTTCAATGTTGGGTACATTTAGCAATACTCAACAATATGTTGGCTCACTAAATGCAGCCATTGAAACAATGAACGCTGGTCGTTCTATATCAACAGCAGCAACAGGAGCATCGGCTACAGCTCACATTGGAGCTGCAGCAGCCGTTGGAACAGAAGCAGTAGCTCATGCAGAGAACTCTTCAAAGATTGTAGAAGAAACCGAAGCTACAAAAGAAAATACTCAGCAGAAACTACGACTTACCGAAAATGCAGATAATTATGTCTATACCGCAAAGATGGAAGCTGAAGCCATTGATGCTGTTTCTAAACGTTTGAGAGAAGGACAATCTTCACAAGAAGAGTATATAAAGAGTAAAGAAAGTGGCTTAGAATTTGCAAAATCTTTAGTTGCACAGATAGAAGAAGAAAA